TTGCGTAGTGCGTGATGATGTCCATTATTCCGGTGTAGTTATATTGCAGCTTTACAAGAGCGCAGTCCTCGTCTATTGTCTTTTCAAAGTTACCGAGTACCGGATTAGCGATTATGCACTTAGTCGGATGATTATAAACGTTAATGCCTGCAACACCGCATTCAAGCGGCAAGATTCCTGCTGCAGTATCGGAAATACAGATAAACCCATTAACGAAAATCTTTTCGAGTACATAATCAAGATCCCAGTTATCAGGGCAGCCTGTCAGCTCAAAGACTGACATGGCCTTCCTTAAGAGCATGCGCTGGTAATAAAAGAACGTTGTAGATTTAGGATCCACGTTCTTGGGGTTAGCGGTAATGTATTCGCGCCAAGTATTAGAACGTACAATGTCTGCGCTCATTTTATTGATCTCCTTTATTCAAGATATATGCCGCTATTCATTAAGCGGTCAGCTTCTTCTGTTTCGCCTTCCGTCGGATATGATTCACCCGTCACGGGAGTTTGTGACATGTGCGCGTTAAGTGTCTGACAATATCCGGAAATGCTCGATAGTGTCTTAAGCTCATTAGTAGGCGTACCGATAACAGGAAGAAGTGTAGACGGATTCTGGGAAGTGCCGTGACATATTGTGGCGCATATGATATTTGCGCCTAATGAAGATCCTGCGCCTCCGCCTATTCCTCCGACTGTCGTGTTAACGGGCTTCAAGGATTCAGCTCCGGAAGCTGCTGCAGCACCCAGAAGCGCGGCCTGCGTTGCGACGGAAGCTCCGCCGGAAGCTATCGCTGCAGCTCCGGCTGCGATAGTGTTCATTATTGCCGCGCCGTTAACGTTTGAATCTCCTACCATTATTGGCATGCGGCAGTCAGCTCCAAACGTTCCGAGCGTTGCGCCTCCGCAAGTAAGACGAACAGAGAACAAACCGCTATACAGATTCAAAGAGCAATATACAGTTATGTTGCCCTGAGATCTGACCGCGCTGGAAGGGATGGAGATATTACCTATAAGCGGAATATATAGCTGGATCTCAGTACATGAAACATTCCGCCAGTCTGAAAACTGCCATGGAATGGAAACGGAAACAGTCGTTGCCTGAATCGGATCCGTTATCTTATTAACGCCTCCGGTTATGCTTTCAACATAACCGCCGAGCGCAAGCTTAGCATATGGAGTAGTTGTATTTGCTACTGTAAACGGCAGCCAATACGCGGCTCTTACATTCTTTAAAGCGTCGCCTCCGTTGAATAACTTAACGACTGACTTCCAAACATTAACAAGTCCGTCGATCCAGAATGTTTTGATGGCTCCGGTCAATGCCTTTATCATGTAGAAAACTGTCATGATGGCATGCGGAACCATGCGCGTGGGATCGCTTAATATTCCGTCAGCTTCTGTCTGAGCCTGCTGCATCCATACAGTATAATTTGCATTATACGCCGTGGACATGTCATCAAATGCCTCTTCCAGATCCTCAGCTTGGAAGCCGAGATCTGAAAGACCTGCCTGCGTTATCTGATAAACTCCGGTGGATCCTGCGGAATCGGTATTCTTACCATTACCGGAAACACATATGAAATTCGAGCCTGTACCTATTACAAAGCCCCACGGCATGGCAGCCTGAGAAGTCTGTATAGTGGGAGTTGTCTTTATTCCAAGTCTGCCGTCCGGTATCTCACTATTTGCAGTTGAATCATAAAGAACAAACGCGGAAGTGTTTTGTATGTGGCCTCTGTACGAGCCTAAAACGTCGATAACGCAATTAAGCTGGATAAGATTATTTCTTACGATGACAACATCCTTAACCCAATAAAAACGGCCAAATGCTTCAACGTAATTGGATCCGTCATGCCCTCCGGCATTAAGAAGAAAAGAAGGTGCAAGCACGTTTGATTCATCCTTCAAGTTTACAGTCTTAGTTGCTTTAAGCGTAAACATGGAGGGTTGCGAAGTGGGCGTTGCAGTCGAGTTTCTTCTTTTAGTTGTAATGTATAGTTTAATAGTCATAATTCTTTAAAGTTAGGGCCGGCCATTACTGACCGGCCCATTAGCGAGTTAAGAGTGTGGAACCGAAAAGTAGTTTAAGCAAGAAGGAAAACTACAAAATTCTCTGATGTGTCAAGGAAACGGCCCTGCTTCTCATGCCAAGCCTGATTATAATACAGACCTCTCTGGTTAACGGGAGATGTCATGACTGTTTCGTCGATCTGATAAATACCGCATGCGTCGCGGTCATAGATGACAGCCACAACGCCGTCAATGGCTGTTTCCGTTCCGTCGGAAGCTCTCTTGAGGATGATTCCGTCAGGTGTATCTTCTGCCTGCCAGAAGTTAACTGTCTTATAAGCTCCGTCGATGGAAGTAAACTGATCGTGGAAAGCTGCATACTCAACAACAGTTTCAAGCTTTCTCTGAGCCTTAGACAATACCTTAATGCGCATGTTCTCCTTATTTGTGAATGTGGGGAAAGTGCCGTCATTGAACATTGTGGACATGTCCTGAATGTTATCAATGACAGTATTGATCCTGTAGATCATATAACGCAGGAAGTTCGCATTTGTAAGGCAGTCTGCATATGTAACTGTATCATTGGGATAATCTGTGTTGTACTCAGTAATAAGCTTGATCTGCTGGCCGGAAGTAGTTTCGCAGATACCTTCTGCGATAGTAAGACGGCCGAGGTTCTCAAGTGAATACTCGATCGCGTTTCTTACTTCTCCGAAGATAAGAGCGATAAAGCTGCCCATGGCCTCCTCAGAAAGAAATGCCTCCTTAAGTGTTTCTCTCTGAATCGTGATCTCGAACATGTAGGGAGTTCTTGTTACAAAGAGCTTCTGATCTGCGACGGGCTTATGTACTACAAAAGGGTCTACGGAAGTTCCGTCTACAAGACCATAAGCCGGATCGGAAACCGCGGAAGGCATGGCAACACGGATCTTCTGGAGGATAGCACCCCATTCCATATCGGAAACGAGAAGATCCTTAAACTTGTTATTATAGTCGCGGAATCTGTAGATAGTTCTTCCAATGCGCTGAGCGAGCGTATTAAGGAAGGCCTCTGTGTTTGTGCTGGATGATAATACTGTATTACCCAAAGAGATAAGGCCCTGCACGTCAACGACTGCCAATGTACTGGATCCCATAGCCTGAGCAGCAGTATCATTTACGATCTGATAAATCTGCGTAGTGTTCATTTGTTTACTCCTTTGACAAAATTGTATATTGATTCTTCAGGGCTTAACCTGTTATCAACATCAAACTTTCGAGCGAGTGTGAAGTTCAATTCCTTAGTGGCTTTAAGCTCCGTATTCGCCTTAGTATTCAAATCCTTTAAAGCCTCATTTTCTGTCTTAAAGGAATCTCTTTCCGCAGTCAGATCCGAGATCTGTTTGTCCTTTTCTGCTGCAGCTGCGAAAAATGCTTTTTGCTCTTCTTCGCTTAGTGTCTTAAATACTTCAATATCCATAATCAACTCCATAAATAAAAGAAAGTGACGGCGTTCCGGTGATCGGCCCGCCGCCTCCTTCTGGGAGTTGATCCGCGGCGTGTTAAGAACACCGTCAACATAATATTATCATATGAAAATAAAATTGCAAATTATGAAAATATAATCTTTCATTTTAACATTCATTTGATGAATTTATGAAAAATTCGCATTACACTATTGACAAGTCAAAACATAGTACATTATAGTACAAGCAATTCAAACAGAAAGGAGATCGGCCCTATGTTAGAAGCATGTTTTGTTTGTTCCGCCATTGCAGCTATCTTCTCAGTATTGGCATTTGGTACGGTATTGTTATCCGATAACAATTCCGACAGACGCACAATAATGAGATTAACGCGCCAATTAACGGACACTAAGCGAGATCTGACCGAGTGCCGCGCGAAGCTCATCAAAGCAGAAGCAGACCGCGCATTCTTTGAGGATCAGCTTTACAACGGCGAAGATGTAGACGTAAACGAGTTATTAACAAAATTCTGAGGAGGAAAATTATCATGGGTTACGTTTCAGACAAGTACAACAAGAAGGTTAACAAGTACACATTTAAGTGTGACACTCCGGTATATACCAAGCTGGAGAAGCTTTACAAGGAGAATGGAGCTGATAAGGTTTACATTCTCCGCGCTCTGTACCTGGCAGATAAGGGAGAGATCCCGCACCCCGTTGCCCTTACGGATCCCAACCTTTACATTGACCTTCCGGCGCACATGATGGATCAGGTTAAGGAAATGAGAGCAGATTCAGTTTTGACGGATCTCATCAACAAGACGTGTGTTGGCTTCAAGATCTATACATATGAGAGCAAGAAGAGGAAAGGTGAATGTTATGCCATCGATCTTGTAGATCTTGATAAACCGGAGGATCTGGATGACGATCTTCCCTTCGAGGTAGATTAAACGAGCAAGGGCCTCACACCAGAGGCCCTTATTTATTAGGAGTTGAATTATGATATTTTGTAATTACTTAACGGATATTTACCCAAAGGAAATGCAAGGCAAGTGTAAATATAAAAAAAGTATTATCAATTTAGAAGATTGTAATGTATGCCGCCTTAGACTTTTTAATTTTAGTGAATTAAAAATCGGACAGTTCTATTTTAATGTGGATATCAGATGCAATTACATTAAAATATCTGATTGGAATGCATTCGATCTTGATAATAATAAAATTTGTTACATGGGCAGACACCTCAAAATTAATAATTGTAAATTATGTGATTATGAGGTGTGGTAATGAATACTATAAAATGGTACAACATCAAGGACACGGAAGCGAAGCATAGAGCGTTTAACTTCATCATCTCAGGCCGTGGAATAGGTAAGACTTATTCATGCCAGGACTATTGCATTAATGAACATTCCGGACACTTCCTTTATCTCAGGAACACCAAAGAGCAGATCGAAGAATCTGCCGGCAAGTCGTTCGATACTTCTTTCGGAAACCCGTTTAAAAAGTGGTCATTGGATCATGGCAGAAGAATATACTTAAGTATAGAGAAGAAGCATGCTATCATCCGCGAAGATGATAATATCATAGGTTACGGCGCAGCTCTGTCCACATTCGAGAATCTTCGAGGCGTGGATCTGTCCGGCATTGATGTCATTCTATACGATGAGTTCATAGAAAACCGCAATTTATTATACGATCAGTTCCGCGCATTCATGAGCGCATATGAAACCATTAACAGAAACCGCGAGATCGAAGGCAAGCCTCCCGTCAAAGTGTTTCTGTTATCCAATGCGCAGCGCTTGTCTAATCCGATATTACGCGGCCTGAATCTCATTGGCTTGATAGAATCTATGCAGCAATCAGGGCAGCGCTCATTTACAGACGCGCATATACACATCGAGCTTCCCAGATCGGAAGTGTCAGAGGCTAAGAAGAATACTTCGCTTTATGCAATAGCTAAGGACACGGAATATTACGCAGAAGCCGTGGAAAACAAGTTTGCAAATGATTCATTTACCGGAGTTAATAAGAAGAATCTGGCCGAGTATGTGCCATGTTATGCCATTGACGACATATACATATATCGTCATAAATCGAACGGCAGACTTTACGCATGCGGTACATTTGCTCAGGAAGCTAAGCGCTTCAACACCAAAGATAATTACATATTCTGGATGAGAGCTTATGGCTTAAAATTGCGACTTGCCATAACTTCCGACCTTGTAGATTATGCAGATTATACAACAAAATCTGATTTATTAAGAATATTAAAGATGTTATATTAAATTTATGGCCCGTTTTAATCTTAGTACATCAATTAAAAGACTTGTTTCCACAAGTATTAAGTTACTGTCAAAGGCGTTTAAGCCTACGGCACCGGCGCGGCCGAGCGTTGCCCCTAATCCGCCAAGACCGCGCCCGATACCTCCGAAGCCTGTTCCTCAGACTGATTATCAAAAACAGATCGAAGCACTTATACAACAGAATGAGGCGCAGGCGCGGAAGATCGCCGAGCTGGAAGAACGCCAGAAGGAGCTGCAGCAGCTTCTCGATAATAAGCAGCCTAAGCCGGAGCATGTCATTCCAACGGATCTTAAATCTGAGGTGGAATCTTTTACGGAAGATGATCTTCCATATGAGATAAAGGATGATACTCCGGAGTTTGGGCCGGATGATCTTCCATATGAGATAAAAGACGAACCGCAGGCATTTACATATAAGGACTTCGGATCCAATGAATCGCTTGATGTGTTAATAGATTTTCTTAAATCTGACATCTCAGGAGTTGCAACGGATTCCGAGTTCTTTAATATGGATCCGACAGACCAGAAATTCTTGCTTCTTGATTATGTGCAGTTCCAGCACGAAAGTAATCCGGCATTATTTTATAAAGGTAAGAAATCGCTTGAGCTTGAAAACGTACCCATCTGGGGAGCAGAGTTTGACCGCTTTGTTAAAAATACGATAGAATTTAATGATACGACTGCAGGGTATTCAACGCCTGATGTTTCCGGCATTGATGACCTGTTATCAGACTATATAGAAGCAGACTATTAAAGGGAGTTGATAATATGTTTGTTCCTCATTACTCGCAGGATCCGCACACGCGGAGCCTCATTTGTTCAACTGAATTAATCCAGCATAAACCGCTTTTAATCATCCAATACGATGATTATTATGAGGAAGTTGCGGACTTCCGCACTTTTCCATTTAAGGAAGTATTTTCCAATGCACCACTCATACGCAAGCGAGGCAAGAACGCGGATCAGATAGCATATTATGACCTTGTATCAACATTCGACATAGAAACGACTTCCATTGAAACAGATCCGCCGTTCTCATTCATGTATCAATGGCAGTTTTGTCTTGAATCAGTTGTGTTCATGGGCAGAACGTGGGCAGAGTTTCAAGAGCTTTTGGAAACGATCAGACGCGAGCTGGATCTTAAGATATACGGCACCGAGTACGGCATGGCAGGCCGCGGACTTGTTTGTTATTGTCATAATCTGAGTTTTGAATTTCAGTTTGCGCGGCATTACCTTCCGACATTGGTTAATCCATTGTTTACGGATAAATACCAGCCGTTACTTGTGCCGACATCATCCGGCATTGTTTTCCGTTGTTCTCAGCGCCTTTTCAATAAATCGCTTGAAAAAGTAACGAAAGGCTTTCCGCATGCCAAGCTCTCAGGAGATCTGGACTATACCATCAGGCGCACGACTAAGACGGAATTAACGCCACAAGAGCTTTCTTACTGTTACAACGATGTTAAAGGCCTCGCGGAAGCGCTGCGCGATCGCCTCCAGCATGACCGCTATAACATAGCCTCCATCCCGTTGACATCGACCGGATATGTAAGAAAGGACTGCCAGCGCGCAGTTAATTCTAATCCTGATAATAGAAAGACATTCCTTGATACTAAGTTAACCCCAAAGGTATATGCCATGTGTCGCGACGCTTTCAGAGGCGGAAACGTACACGCCAACGCGTCCATAACAGGCACGTTATTACATAATGTTGCTTCTCAGGATATAAGTTCTTCCTATCCGGCGCAGATATTACTGCGCACTTTTCCAATATCGCGATGGAAGCCTATTCCGCCTTTGGAAGTGCGCGACTTCTTTACGCATTTGATAAAGACACATTGTCTTTTAGTCCGCATAGTCCTATTTGACATCAAGTATATAAAGCCGGATAACTGCCCGTTCCTGTCAGTAAGTAAGTGCATAATCGACCGAGAAGCAGGCTGCAAGGAAGATAACGGCCGTATATTTGAAGCAGGCAAGATAGAAACGTGTCTGACTGAGATAGATTTATTCCTCGTATTTAAAGGCTATAAGATAGGATCCTTCAAGATCCTTGAATCTTATGCTTCACTACGCGGCAAGCTTCCAAAGGAGCTGCGCGACGTTTGCTTTAAGTATTATCAGACTAAGACAACGCTCAAACACTCGCAGGATCCGGAAGACATCTATAATTACAACCGAGCAAAAGAGCTATTGAATAGCACTTATGGCATGATGGTACAACGCTTAGACAGAACGGACTTCCAGCTAATTGATAATGAGTATATACCGGAATATAAACCACTTAAAGAGCAGATAGACAAGTTCTATTCATCCAGGAGTTCATTCCTCAATTACAGTCACGGCTTATATGTTACTGCGTGGGCCAGATACCAGCTCCAGCAGGCCATTGATATTGTCGGATCCGACTTTGTTTACTGCGATACCGATTCCTGCAAATATCTCCATCCGGAGAAATACGAAGCTGCATTTGCTCTATTGAATAGCAAGCTGCAGGCTCTGTCTGAGAAAGCCGGAGCCGTTGCATATGATTCCAATAACAACCCCGTGTATATCGGTACATATGACTTTGAAGGCATATACACGGACTTTATGACTTTAGGATCCAAGAAATACTTATATTCATATGACAACGCGCACACTATTCACTCTGTTATTTCCGGGGTTTCAAAGAATGTAGGACAACAGTTCTTTAGTGAACATGGATTTGAATATTTTACAGACGGCCGAGTTATAGCTGATTCCGGTAAATTGACCGCATATTATAACGACGATCCGCCGCATATCATCACGATCGACGGCGTGCAGATAGACACGGCTTCATCCGTTACACTTCAAGACGCGCCTTATACCATCAACGTTAAAGGAGAATACCAACAATTCATTGAATATCTGCGCAGATCGGTTGAACAATATTATCTACAATAATATAATCTCATTGAAAGGAGTTTTATATTATGGACTTCAATACACTCATTCAGGCAATAGGATCCGTAGGATTCCCCATCGTTATAACATTAGTCCTTTTATGGTATATGAAAGGAGAGCTTTCCGAGCTTCGCAAGACAGTTGAAAATAACACACTTATCATGCAGAAGCTGATAGATCACATGGAAAGGATCCCATCAGATGAATAACCAGCAATTCGTTAATATAGCAACTTCCAAGATAGGGCTGCCGTATTGGTACGGCACGTTTGGCCAGATAGCTTCTGAGGCTCTGCTGGAAGCTAAGAAAAAGCAATATCCTACTCAATACACCACCGACAAGATACCCACATATAGGCAGCAGTTTGGTAAACAGGTGTTTGACTGCTCCGGACTGCTTAAGTATATCCTTATGACCGAAGGAGAAACTAAGCCGCTTGTATATAATGCAGCTCTTGACTATTCTGCAGATTCTTTCTACCAGAAAGCTACCAAGAAAGGCGATATTTCAACTCTGCCGGAGATCCCCGGCCTTGCGCTGCATAGGCCCGGGCACATAGGCATATATGCAGGTAATGGCAAAGTCATTGAAGCGCGTGGATTTGCTTATGGTATAGTTAAGTCTGATCTGCAGGGCAGAGGCTTCCTGCATTGGTTATATATTCCGCATGTTGATTATGATACAAGCGCTCCGGATCTGCACCAGCTTGCAGATCAGCTCCGCACTATTGCGAACCAATTAGATCATTGATATAATCGCATTACAAATACGTAATCGGTTCTGTATTTATCCATCCACTGGCCAGAAGCTCATCACTTCTGGCCTTCTTCTTTGTTCACTTATACTGAACTTCTACGCCCACTCCCGTACGAATCCTCCGCACCATCCTCCGTACTGTCCACAGTACGTGGACAGAATACCCCTCATCGTGCA